AGATTTGATTTTTAGAGTTTTGTGATGTATAATGGGGGTATTGCTGGAATCGTCTAGTGGCAATGACAAGAGACTGTAAATCTCTCGCCTTCGGGCTTCGTAGGTTCGAGTCCTACTTCCAGCACCACATTAAGACGTCACTATGGAGGTCATAGTGGCGCACAGTTGAACTTAGGACGACCCCTGTTATTCGGGGGTCGTCCGCTTTTTATGCACCAATTCTGCTCATCCCAATGCCTATTCATGCGCACAGGCAGCACCAGAAAAGTGAGCAGAACGCAAAAGAAGAGAAATACCATATGAGTGTATTGCACCGATAGTGAACGGCTATTTTCGTTTTTGGTGCAGAGTGAGAATTATAAAAGTATAAAATAGCGCCGCAGCGATCTGGGTATTTCAGATGCCGCGACGCTTTTTAATGTGCTGCTGCCTGATACGATTAGGGAATTGTTAATTCCGTGCCGTCTGTGAAGTGAAACTTCATAGAACGGTCTGGATATACCTCCATGCTCTCTAGTAAAGCGCGCCACCGTTCATCGCTGTACTCAACCTTGAGGTCACCTTTTTGCTTTAGGGCTGTCTCAAATGCCGACCTTATTTCATCCTCGCGCAGAAATGGCGTTTGGCAGCGTTCGGCTTGGCTGTACTTGTGATTACAGTACCATACATCGAAGCGTTCGCCATCTTTGCGATTGCGCCATACCTTGTGGCCGTAAAACATCCCGCAGTCGCCGCAGAGAATACGATTGGCAAAAGGGTGATTGCTGCGGATTTTGCTTCTATTTGCGCAATGCTTTTTCAGCTTTTCCTGCACCAGATCAAAGGTTTTCGGTTCAATAATAGGCTCATGGGAGTTTTCCACCAGATACTGCGCTACAGTGCCGTCATTCTTGCGGACTTCTTTGGTAAGATAGTCAACGGTATAGGTCTTCTGTAGTAGAGCGTCACCTTTGTATTTCTCGTTGGTCAGGATGCTCTTTACCGTGCTTACAGACCACTTGGTTTTGCCAGCAGGCGTTGGGATGCATTGTGCCGTCAGGTGGTCGGCGATGTGGCGGATGGTCTTACCTTCAAGGAACATGTTGTAGATGAGGCGTATTATTTCAGCCTCCTCCTCAACGATTTCCGGGCGACCATCATCTCCCTTCCTGTAGCCGAGGAAGTGAGAGTACGCAAGATGCACATTGCCGTCCCGCATGCTTTTCCGTTTTCCCCATCGTACATTTTCACTGATGGAGCGACTCTCTTCCTGCGCCAGTGAGCTCATAATAGTGAGCATCACCTCGCATTTAGGGTCGAAGGTATGGAGGTTCTCTTTCTCGAAGATTACCTCCACACCCGCCGCTTTCAGCTCCCGTACCGTTTGGAGCGTATCCACCGTGTTCCGGGCAAAGCGTGAGATGGATTTCGTCAGGATCAGGTCGATCTCGCCGTTTAAGGCTTTTTGAATCATCAGATTAAATCCATCACGTTTTTTCGTATTTGTCCCAGTTATACCTTCGTCTGCGAACACCGAGACAAACTCCCAGTTGGGATTGCTCTTGATGTGGCGGGTGTAAAAATCCACCTGCGCCTCATAGCTGGATTGTTGTTCGTCCTGCTCCGTGGAAACACGGGCATAGGCGGCAACCCGCAGCTTTTGCGGGGCACACGTCTCTGTCGCCGTCACTTGCTGCTGTATCGGCTCAATAATCGTTACTTTGCGTTCTGTGCTCATTTTTTCTCCTTCCGGTGTTGCAATAGCGCTCTTTCGCGGGCTGCCTGCCGCATTTCCTCCGTCCAGCTTTCTTTGCGGGAGCGGTGCCGCCACTCCGTCTCAAGAACCGTGCCGTCTTTCATGATGAACCGCAGTTGATGATGAGCGGGGACGATGACAGAATGGATCCGTTCACATAGGATTTCCCAGTCTAACCTATTAACAGATAGAACTTCCATCGTTTTCTCCATCAGGATATCCTCCGGGATTTTCTGCGCCGGACATATTTCCTTGCCAAGCATATAAAAGTTCGGACAAGCCCATATGGATTTGTCATACTTTTTTGCATTGGTTCGATAATGTTTGTAAGTACGCCCGCAGATCCCGCAGCGAATCATGCCACGAAACAGTCGGCAGCCTTCAACAGGATCCTTATGTTGCTGTGTGTTTTTTGCCGTCCGTTTCGCCATTTCCGTCTGAACCCGGTCAAAGGTAGCCTGATCAATGATGGCTTCGTGGCTATTCTCTACATAATACTTGCGTACCTCGCCGCGATTTTTCTTGCTGATTTTTGTGCGAAAATCTGGACGAAAGGTCTTTTGTAAAAACATACTCCCCGTGTACTTCTCATTGGTTAGGATTTTGTATATGGACGAAGGAGTCCATTTATTTCCGCTGCTTGGCGAAACTCCATCCATAATAAGCCGTTTCGCAATACTGCACCGACCCATACCGGAAAGGAAATCCGAGAAAATCTGTCTCACGATTTCCGCCTCTTCCGGCACAACGACCAGTTGCCCGTTTACCAGCCTGTAGCCAAGCATTTTGCCAACCCACGGCTCGCCTTTCTCAAATCTTTCACGGACACGCCACTTCTGGTTTTCACTGGCAGAGCGGGCTTCCTCCTCGGCATACATGGCGAGAAGCGTGATGAGCAGTTCCCCGTCTGGGCTGATGCCGTGCATATCCTCTTTTTCAAAATAGGTATCTACGCCGAGTGCCTTTAGTTCACGAATGGTTTCCAACAGGATCACTGTGTTCCGTGCGAAGCGAGTCACGGATTTTGTGATCACAAGGTCTATCTTCCCGTCCCGGCAGTCCTGCAGCATTCGCAAAAACTCTGGGCGGTTGATGGTAGTACCTGAAATGCCGTTGTCCGAATAGATGGACACCAACTGCCAGTCCGGGTGAGCCGCCACATACTGCTCATAGTATTCGGTCTGCGCCTCCAGCGAGTGGAAAGCAGCATCCTTATCCGAGGATACACGGGCATAGGCCGCCACACGGACGAGTTTTTGTTCCTTTGGTTTTGCGGGTATTTCGGTTATGTTCATGACGTTTACCTCCTAACACCATTCATCACTCCACTCTTAAAAAGAGTCAAGTCTATTTTTCAGTGACTTTCCGGTTCCCGCGCCGCCACTGCGTGCGGCAGGCGTCAGAGCAGAAAACAGCGTCGCTCCGCGCCCCTTCCGGCAGTGGTTTGCGGCAGTTTTTACACAAAACCGCCGTTTCTTTTTCAGCTTTGGTCTTGCGGGAACCCGCTGCGAGAAGCCCCTTCCGCCTGCAGACCGACTTAACCGTGTTCGGGGAAAGCCCCAACTCACGGCCAATGAAGCTGTAGGGGAAGTTGCGCTGCCGCAGGGCGGCGATTTGTTCCAACTGCTGTACGGTCAAAACGATTTCCTCCTTCCTAAATTTAGTTTGATATTCTGGCGCCCCATAAGGGGCATGTCTGGTTTTGGAATATCCCCGGCTCATATCACGAGCCGGGGATATAAGGTGCATAATGTACTATTCGCCGATCTTGCGGATATGGTCTTCGCCCCAGGCGACGCCGAGGCCGGAGCCGCGGTCCCAGTTTACGAACACCGTACCGATATCATCCACGCCGGAAACCGTACCACGGTCGCCGGGCTTCAGTTTGGTATAGGGGTCGTTCATGGAGACAAGCTCCACCCGTGTGCCTTTGGGGTACATCCTCCGCAGACGTTCCACAGTTTCTTTGCTTGGAAAACCGTTCATTCTGAAAACTCCTCTGAAACAGGTATCTCCACGATGGGAAATACATCATAGTTGCAGTTGTCGCCGAAAGTGGCCAGAATCTCCGCCTGCTTTGCAGGGGTAAGGTCATGCCAATAGACAGTGATTGTGCCGGCAGCCATATCCGGCTCCAGAACTTTGATGTTCACCTCGCCGAGGATATCGCTCTTTTCAAGGCGGATATCCCCCCGCATTAGCCGCTCAAAGACGATATCCTCCGCTTCGCCGGTATTTTCCGCTTCAACACAGACCCTCGCTGTTTCCACTTTCGTGATTAAGACCTCATATTTCACTCTGCTTCACCACCTCTGTCCGGTGCGCCATTCTTCCACGCGCTGTTGCCGGAAAGGTTCATCAAGAGGATTTTCCGGGTCTGCTTGTACTTCGGCCCGATGAGACCGAGCTGTACCAGAAACAGGCGCATGGTGAACTTGTCGTTGCCGCCGGTGTAGGGTTTGGCGGTAATCCGCTGCCGCTCCCGCGCCATCCTGCCAAGGGCTGACACGAAGTGGCTGTAGGCAGCCGCCTCACCGTCTAAGCCGTGAAGATGGAACCACGGGAAACACAGCTTGTCCTCCTGCACTTCAAGTGTGATGCTCTCGGTCTGGAATGCTCGCTGGAACAGTAGGGTTTTCCCGCCGATGATCTCCCGCAGCCTGTCCATCGCCCCCGGCGTGAACAGATCACGGGGCAGTTCGATGACCAGCTCGTCCCCCTCAACGGAGATTGGGTCAAAGCCCTCGGCTCTCAGTTTAGCGATAATTTGCTCCACGATCTCCCGTGTCGCCGAAGCGGGGCAGGAGATGGAGCCGTCCTTATCTACTGTGTAGTTACCCACCTTGTAGGCGAAGCTGGGTGCTCCGGCGTAGACCGGATCCCAGAGCGTGATCGCCCCAAGCGCCTGTGCCAGGCGTTTTCGCTCCGCGCCGGTGACGTTATAATGAATCGTCATTCCGCCTCACCTCCAAATTCTCCGGTAAAGATGAAATGCACATACTCCTTGCGGTGCTCTCCTATGTAGCGGGCCAGCTCGTAGTAGCCCTCGCGGTTGGCAATGCGCTGCACCGTGTAGACGTCGAACATATTGGTCTCGCCGCTGTCGCGGATGGCAATAATCTGCTTACGGATTACGTCAGTCTTTGCAAGTGTCCCTTTACAGGCTTCGGCGTAGACTTGCAGAACGTTCGTGTCAAAACCGGCGGTTTCGTAGCCCTCCAGAATGGTGTCATAGTAGCTCGTGCCGGGATAGCATATGGGATGCCCGTCGTTCATGATGTAGACCATCGCCTCCACGGTTTCACCGTCCAGCTCCACAGGGAGCGTTTCCTTGCGGTAGAAGCGGGGCGCGCCCTCGTAGGCATCCAGCGCCTTTTCATCCTGCGGATAAATGCGCCATACCAGTACGGGAACAGAAGAATCATCTTCCCGCTCAATGGTGGCAACGCCGCCTCCCGCACCACGGAAGGTCATTTTCCAACCTTTGAGCACAGCTTTTCCCGCAACCGTTGCTGTAGGGCAGCGGTGCTTCATCTGCCTTAAGTTCAGGTTGGAACCGTAGGCGATGTAGAGCTTGCCGTTTTTGCGCTCGGTGATGTGGGCAGGCGTGATGCCGTCTTTCAGCTCTCGCCCAAGCTGGTCGATGTACTTTGCCATCTCTTTGGCGCGGTCGCACTCGAACTCAGGGGCGTCAAAGCCGAAGCGTTCGGTGGTAAGAGACCATCTGCCGTTCTCGTGGGGGCTGTCCAGCGACACAAGAAAATACTTGCCGTCCCGCTCCCCGGTGAGGGGTTCAAAGCGGACGTCATCGTAGAGCGTCCCGTTTAAGGGGCAGTTGTTTTTTAGCCATAGATAGTAGTTGTCCAGAATGTACGGCTCGGTGATGCCCATAATGACTGGGGCCAGCTTCTTGAGCCGCCCCAGCAGGGCATCGTCCCGGCAGAACCAGTCGTACCAGCCGGCGCTCACCTGAACGGAGCGTTCCTTGCTGTTAAAAGCGCCGTCCTTGTACTGCTTCTGCCACTCACGGATTGAAATGCGTGTTTGTTCCATATTGTTGCTCCTCCTTCTTACTCACGTTCATAGATGATTTTTTGAAACAGGGCGTACTGCACGATGGCGTCCGCCGCGGTTCTGTCGATATCCCGGATGTCTATCCGGCCTCTTTCGTTGTGGTCTACATTCCCGCCGTTTGCAAAATACAGACGGAACCCGTCCAGCAGCTTCGGCAGGGTCAGTTCGTGGACATTGTTCGAGGCATCCCGTAAAAGCAATGTGCCTCTGCGGGAGAGCTGCTGGCTCACGAGTTTGCCGGGATAGAACCCAACAGCCACCGCTTCCTTACACCAGTGGGTAATTCCAACCAGAGCAAGGCTCATAATCTCGTCCACGTCGTCCCCGGAGAGGAATATGGTCACCTCCGCCGTGACTTCGTGCAGTACCGGCTCATGGTAGATGTAATTGAGGTCTGCATACATCTCATCCATCGGTGGAATGATGCCATACTTCAGGAGCAGGCGTTTACCCCTCCGTTTCAGCTTCCGGAACAGTCGTCTCAGTGTTCTCATCCGGCTTCCTCCTTCTGCTCTGGCAATTTTCCTTGGAACCGTAGCGCCATGCGGCGTTGCCGTCCAGATGCTCGTACAGGTGCTTCCGGCAGCTTTTGAACTCATCGCCGGAGAGCCCGATACGCACCAGATAGACGCGCATGGCGAACTTCTCGTTTTCGGACTGTACCTTGCGGTAGCTGGCTCGTTTTTGGGTCAGAGCCTGATGGTTCATCGCCAGCGCGAACACAACATCCGCCCGCACCTTTCCGGCGTGGAGCGTGCTGTTGAAGCCGCGCAATTCCACCGTATGATTGCCATTAAAGAAGCTGTGCAGATTGAGGAAATGGTAGCGGCTGTCATGGTAGTGGACGCTCTGCGCCCCCCGGTAACCGCTGTACCAGATGTGTTCGATGGCGTCAAAGGTCTTGGGCTTTACCTCGTTGAGCCTTTTCACCATGTACTCGTCCATCTTTTTGCAGAAACGCATCCGCTCCGAGGGGATCTGGAGGGCTTTGTAGAACAGGTCGTTGCGCGAAGCAACGAGGTTTACAAAGTTCCAGAGGCTCCGGGGCGTGTGCGGGCTGCCGTCCAGATGGACATGGATGCCGCAGGAGTCGTTGGTGAAGCCTCCGGCCTTTTTCAGCCGCCGCACCAGCCCCTGTAATACATCCATATCCTCACGGTAGGTAAGGATGGGGCTGACCAGCTCCACACTGTAGCTGCTGCCGGCATTTACCGTGCGCCGGTTCTGCTTCCTCTGGCAGAGAATGCTGCCATCCGACATGAACTTCCAGACGCGGTTGTCCGCCGTGGTGATCTCGTAGGTGCCGTAGTAGTCGCCGAGGATTTGCGGGGAGCCGCCCAGATAGTTCAGGGCGGTTTCCGCCGCCTGCTCACGGGTGATACCGGTGAACTCGATCTCGATGCCAAACTTGGTGTTGAACATTTTTACATACTCGCCTCCTTTGTTGGGCGCGTATGTACGCCTGGCTCTGCGATGTACGCAGAGAAATAGCGTACATCGCGGCCATGCTGTTTTGTGGTTTTCCTTGCAGATTTTTAATGTACTGTGCGAGCCGTCCTTTCATCGGCTCGGTTTGATATGGTACCCCCGAAGGGGCAGATTGGTTTGTTTTTCGTTTTCGCCGCATCCGGTGTGCGGGGGCTTGACACAGCCCGGCAGGACAACTGCCAAACGGCGACTGCGCAGTAACAGAACTCTCTGCTGTGCTTATTTTTTGTTTTTGATGATGTTTGTGTTTGTGAATGGCGGCACAAGTCTCATCAGGACGCCAACTGAGTTGCTCAGATATGACAATCCACGATAACCATGTACCAGTTGTTTTCAAGCGCAGGCTTCAGAAACCGTTCATGATATTCCAGATCCCATGCACGCTTCGTTTCCGCCGTGTCCGTGGAAAAGCCAAACCATCCAATACTGCCGGGCGCATGCCATTTGCCGTCCGGGGTGATCACTGCATAAGTACCGAAAGTTGTATTGCGCTGTATGTAATCTTCCTCGTCACGACAGTACGCAAGAAAGTCTTCACCGAAGTCCAGTGATTCTTTCTTGGCTTCCTCGTATGTACTCAGCTGCATTCGGTCCCGTCTGCGCATACGTTCAAAGTTGATATCTCGAACATATGCCCCGTCATAGTTATCAGATGGTTCCGTAAGCAAGCCAGGGATACCCCGTATACCGGTTTTGCCTCGTTTCAGAATGAGTTCACCGTGCCATCGGCCACCGATGCAGTAGTCATCCCACTGAGCATTCGGGTTTACCATTTGAAACAAATCTCCCGCTTCATTCAGCAGCCCCTTTGCCAGCATGTCTTCCTTATCATTGCCCAGGTAGTCCTCGAAGATTTCCTCATCAGACCACTTCAGACGCTTCGGTATAGACTTTACATACTTGATATAGCCCGAACCTAAGCCCTTTGCTTCGTATGCTTTGGGATTTTCCTTCCAGACGCAATACTCTTCTTTGTAATCTTTTTGCAGTTGTTCCCGTTCTTCCCGGATGACCTCGGCCTTTGTCTTGTAAAACCTTTTTTCGACGGGCAGATTCTCCTCATAGGGAGCAAGTAATCTTTTCACGGCTTTCTTGGGTGAAGTGCCGTCGCGCAGGAAAACAGCTACAGAGTAATGGGTCATAGGCTGGTTCCTTTCCGTGCCAGCGTATTCGCCTTGTGATTTGCTTTGTGTGGGTTGTTCATAATGTTACATCTTTCATCATTAACGTTGATAATATACGCAGAGGGTCATGTGCCTCGCAGCGCCGCATGCCAGCAGCCTGCCGTCTGTGTCAAGCCCCCGCACACCGGCAATGCGCCGGTTTGCTGTGGCGTGATTTTTCCTCCTTCCCGTGTTAGATTGATATTGCTGGTACCCCGTACAGGGGCAGATTGGTTTGTTTTTGTCCGGGGGCTTGGGGTATGTAAGCGGAACAAGCCTGAAAGCCCTATAAAACCGGAAATGTTGATGTTACTCAGTTTTTGTGTTGGGAATCCTGTTCTTCATCCGAATGCCTTTGTTTCAGGTTCATATCCACGAAGCGGAGATATTCAAGACCAACCAGCCGGGCAATATCCCGCCACATGTCTGGAGAAACTTTCTCTTCCAAAGTGTTATAGAGAGGGAAATCGTAGTCGAGCATGATCTTTGCGATTTTGCTGGGGTCTGCCATGATCTGTGCATAGCAACCGGTAGTGGTTTCCCCTTCGACCATAATGGGGTGCGCTTCCTCGGTGCGGGAGATTTCCTCCAGATACTTTCTTCTTGCCTCGCATTCCTCACTTACCAGGCGGACTGCGTCGGCGAGAGCCTTTTCCCGTGCTTCCTGTGCGGATAACTGTTCCCCCGAATGTTTTTCTGTCATAGAGTTCCTTTCTAAAATTGATTAATATCTCTTTCCGGCTTCACCGGCTTTCCGGGCCTGCCCGCTTACATACCGCAAGCCCCCGGAAACTATGCCGCTGTTCTATGCCGCCTCCTGTTCCGCCCACGTCGCGGCCACAATCGCCTCGTGTGCCGCTTTCAGGCGCAGGGCGAGGGCATGTACCACATTGACCGTGACGGAGTTTTTAGCCCGCTTGTTGGCTGCAAGCTTCTGTGATGGGGAGCCTGGGGTATGTAAGCGGAATAGACTCGCCGTCCTCTTAAAGCGGAATCCTTTTTGTTATCTCGTTTTGATTTTTAAGGTGCTATTTTGGCAGAAGATTTTCGTCGCCGCTCATGATAAACTTGGAATACTGTCCCGGCTCATCCTCGATAAAGCAGACCAGCTCATAAAATTCCCGTTCATGCGCCAAACGCTGTACGGCGTTTTTGTCCAGCATATTGGTAAGTCCGCTGTCCCGGATCGCCAGAATCTGCTCCTTTACCACGCTGCGGTTCCGGTTATAATCGCCTTTTTTCATAGTGCTCCTTTGCTTTAATGGTTAACACAGTGGCTCTGCTCTCCGAGGCCGAATAAGCCCACCCGCTTACATACCGCAGGCTCCCCAAGCTTCTCAGCACAGCTCGCTCCGGTCTATCGTCTGCCGGAGCATCTTCTCCAGCTCGTCCGGCGTGATAACGAGGAACATCTTCGGCTGTCCCTTCAGGCTTTCGCGGATGTATGCTTTCAGGCTCTCCTTGCGGGCGGCGTCTTTCACAATCCAGACCACCAGCGGGAACATTTCGGTAGCCTTCTGTTCTATCCCGGTGTAGTAGTAACGCAGGTAGGCATTGCATTTTTCCACCACCTGTGCCGGGCCTTCGCTACCTAAATCCATCTCGATGAACCAGCGGTCTTCGTAGCCGTCATAGCTAGTGATGGCGAACAAATCCGGCTTTAGGTAACAGACCCGCCCTTCGTCCCTGTACTTCCGCCAGCAGGACGGCTCAGTGTCCGCCAGCTCCAGCGCGAGGTCTTCGCTCTCCCGGCAGAGGCAGGTAAGCTGTACTGCGCACTCGGCAATCGCCAGCGTATGTTCAAGGAACATAGCGGAGGGCTCGGTAAAGCGTTTGCGGGGATGCTCGCCCGGATCATTCAGAATGAGCAGCCGCATCCCCGCCTCGGTGAGGTGCCAGACCTGCTGTGAGGAACCGCCGCCGTACCCGCCGACCCGCCGCATTAGCGGGCGGATGAGTCCGTGGCCGCCCAGCCTCTGGAGCAGCAGATTCTGCTGCCTGGTCTGGGATGTCTTGGTGCTGCAGTCCGTGATATAGAGCCTGCCGATCTGCGATGAGGTGAGGAACCGGTACTTGCGGATAGCCTGCAGGACGGCATGGTCACGGGCGGAGAGCTGCTCCTCGATTTCGGCGAGTTGCTGGCGTGTCAGTCTGGTGGTCTTTGAGTTGACAGCGCCCGCCCCCGCCGGTGAGGATGCTATCCCCTGAATGGGGATAGAGCCGTTTCCCTTAGCGGAAAGATTGCCGTGCGGCTGCGCGCCTTTC